TCCGCTTCCTTGGAGTTCTTCATCTCCTGCACAACCGCGAGTTCTTCTTCCGTGATGGGGCGTACGGGCTTGAAGATCAGCTTCGGCGTGGGGCTTGCAGTGTCGAACCGCATCTCGGTAATCACCCCAGCAATCGGGGTGCCGTGTGCCCGCAGGTGACGTGCGTACGCCTGCAGCGGGAGCTTGTTCTTCTCGCCATCGCCGAACACGGAGGTCGGGGGCAGCACCACCTGATACACCTCACGCTTCTCGACTTCGCCTTCCAGCAGCACGGCGATGCGCTGTTGATACCGGCAGGCGCGGGTCTCGCCCTGACCAGAACCCTTGACGTTCTGCGGGCAGTCCATGCACTTGGCAGCTTGGCGCTGTGTCTCAGGAACCTCGGGGGCCGGAGTCTGGGAGTTAGATGACCAGCAGATCGGGGAGCTTGCTTGCCCCTCAACGTAGGTGCCCTCAAAGTACGTACGGTGCACACTCGGTGCGGCCTTGATGATGATCACACCCATAGACCGTTCTTCAGAGGTGCGGTACTCCTTGGAGCCGATCATTTCCCGGAACACACCACCCTTGATGGAGATACGGCGTGCGCCCATCTCTCCGCCCGCCAGGGCATTCGTGGTGTCATCTTCCAGTTGGCGCAGGTATGCGGGGACGCCACCCTTGAACAGTGCAATTTCGCTCATTTCGTTTCTCCTTACAGGTCTTGGTCAGGGTTGGGGGTTTCGGTAGGGGTCAGCTTTGTGGCCTTGGAGGTGTTGTACGCCCGCAAGGCATCCTCGACTTTCTGAAGCTGGAACCGATAGGTCTTACCGATCTTCAGGTACGTGGAATCCGGCAGGATCTTTGTCCGCACCCACGAACGCACGGTGGAAACAGACACTTGGAAGTGGTCTGCAACATGGTCAATCGGAATGTATTTATCTTCAGCCATTAGGCTTTCCTCACAGTGATGGTGAACTCGCTATCCACGTTCAGCCCGGGTGGTAGCAAATCCGGGTGCTGCTCCAAGAAGGATTCCATGTTCCCCTGGTGCAGACGCTTCTCGAAAAGCTCGGGCACTTCGTGATCAACCACGAACTTACCCATCGCTTCCCAATCGTTTGTCCAATACCGCTTCTTGACCCCTCGGTAGAACATGCCTACCCCAGAGATTTTTGCGCTATCGACGTTGTTCTCTTTGCAGTAGCCCAGCAGGGCCAGCTTGATCGTCTTCATGCCCTCATCGAATGAGGACAGCTTCTCTTCGTGCTCCTTGACCAAGGCATCCCGCGCAGTGCGCATCTTGAGATACGCACGGACCATACGGTCCACGGAAATTTTGGGGGAGGCTTCGCTCTCGGTACTCTCAACCGCGTCGTTCATCTCGTTCTCCTGTTGTTGGAATCTGGATTCTAGTGTCGTTTTGTGGGCTAGTCTAGTAGCCTCTTGTAAAGGTCAACTATTTGTGTGTGAACATCTCCTTTGTTATCTAACATCTTGTACACGTGGCGTTCGGCGTTGGAGCCTTGCAGTCGCACAACCGTTGTGGGGTGGCGTTGCCCTGCCCGGTGTACCCGTGCGTTCGCCTGTGCGTAGATCTCCAATGAACTCGTCGGCCCCCACCACACCACCGTGTCGGCTGCAGTCAGTGTGACTCCGTGCGCTGCAGCTTGGGGCTGAATCACTAGGATACGCGGGTTTGGTGTTTCTTGGAAGTGTTTGAAGATGTCGGTGCGCTTGGCAGCGGACACGTCCCCACTGATTACCTCGACTGTGTAGCCGTCGTCGGTGAGCTTTTGTGCGATAACTTCTATGGAGTTGCGGAACGGTACGAAGATCAGCACCTTCTTCGCGGCTTCTTCGATGACTTCAAGCAACACGTGATATCGGTTCTTGATGTCGAACGTAACGGTGTCCCCCGTATCCGAGTAGACCGCCCCGCATGACAGTTGCAGTAGCTTGTTGAGGTTGACTGCAGCGTTGACCGACGTGATCTCCTCGCCCGCCGCCTCAATGATCATCTTCTTCTTGAGCAGCTTGTAGTACTGCTCCTGCTGCTTGGTCAGTGCTACGTGGCGATCCACGTAAGTCATCTCCGGGAGATCCAAGCACTCGTCTTTGGTGAACCGGATCGCTGGCTGCAGTACGCTGAACACTGTCTTCGTTGCGGTCGGCTTGGGTGTCCACTTGAACTGGGTCGCCTTGAACATCACCATGTCCCGGAACCCGGAGAAGAACTTAGGTACGCTGAGCGGGTTGACTAACTTAGCCAAGCCATACGCATCTACGGGGGACTGCGCGGCAGGTGTGCCGGTCAACATCCACAGCCATGTGTCTGCTTTGAGTAGTTGGTTCAGCACCTTCCACCGTCTGGTCTGCACGTTCTTGTATGCGTTGGCTTCGTCGATAACCACAAGGTCGAACCCGCCTGCTGCAACGTCCTCGGCAATGATCTCCAACCCATCGAAGTTGACGATCACGAACTCGGCTTGGCTTGCTATAACTTCCTTGCGCTTGATCGCTGACCCGTAGGCCACATCTACAGACCTGTGCATTGCGAACTTGAACAGGTCCGAGCGCCACGCCGAATCCATGATCGACAGCGGGCACACCACGAGGACGCGCCGCACGCGCCCCTTACGCATCAAGTAGTCCGCAGCCCAGATGACGCTGCCGGTCTTGCCGGTGCCCTGCTCGTTGAGGCAGAACGCCCGCTTGTTCAGTGTCAGGAACGCTGCCGTTGTCTTCTGGTGTTCGAACGGGGCGTGCAGCCCAGGCCAGTTGTATTCTTTGTAGATGGGGGAAGGGACGTTCTTGATCTTCAGGTTCTTCAGCACCTGCGTCTCGTCCAACCCCCAGTGCACGGCCACCTGATTAGCGCCAACCAGTTTGCTCTTGGGTATGACCGAGGTGACCTTGGTCGGATCACGCAGTGTCAAAAGCAGTGCTTTGTTATCAATGATTTGCATGGTGTGTCGTCTCGTTGCAATGGCAAAACAGGCAGAACAGGGTTAGCTGTTCTGCCGTCTGCGTTGTCGGTTCCCGGGGGGAGAAAGGATTCCCCGTGCCGACTGGTGTAGTTAACTGGCCACTGAGCCACCCCCACCCCCACCTTACAGGGGTCTCTACGAGAGAGACAAGATCAATGTAGCGCTGTCGCGCCACGAAGTCAACCGGATTTTTCCCCTTTTTTATGCAAGTTCCTGCTACGGTTTACCGCAGGGGATTCCAACTTGTATCCATCTGAGTTGGTGCCGCCCCGTGCCAGAGCCTTCACGTGGGAAACATCTTTACCCTTACGGTTCACACCCTTCTTGTCCAGAGTCCGACGCGCACGCTGTCGCTCCATGCGGTCGTCGTGTTCACCACGCTGCTGCTGCATCTCGTACTCGTGGCGATAGGGTCTAGGACTTTTTGTATACGGCATTTCAGTTCCTTCCGTTGTGTGGGCATGACGTCACCACGCAATGCTTTCGGCACAGTCCGCTGGGTTTTGGATTCCATACGTCATGTGCGATAGCAAATTTTAGCTTGTCGTGCTTGTCTACCCACTTCTTCCACAGCACATCTTGTTGTGCTGAGTCACACTTGCTTTTCACGAACGCGTTACACACCACGAACAACAGGCCAGAACGCACCTTCTTGATCTCGGGGAAGTGCTTGAACACACACAGCGCCATCAACTCCAGTTGATCCGGGTCCGCATACTTCGCGGACTTGCCGGTCTTGTAGTCAATGATGCGGGCTTCACCGGCCTCACGGTCTAGGATCAACAGGTCGGCAATCCCACGGAACCAGACGTTCGGGTCGTTGAACGCGCAGGGCTGTAAGTCCTCGGTGACACCCATCTCGTACTCGCACAGCTTCTCGCCCTTGATCTGCCGGATGTTGTCCAGCGCCCCCTTGACGAACGTGAAGTACGCGGGCAGCGGCGTGTTGTCCTTGATGTAGAACTCCGCTGCCTCATGGAACCGCGTGCCATACAGCATCGCCTCGGACTCGGGCTCCTGAAAATCCTTGACTACCCGTACGTGGTAATACTTTCTGGGGCACTGCTCAAATAGCTTGAGGCTGCTGTATGACCAACGAGTGGTAGTCACTTGTCAGTTCCTTTTGCGTAGCGAATAGCGTTGTAAGCCAGCTTTGCCTCTGCCATCGCAGTCAGTGCATGCTCCAGCGCCTCGTCGTAGTCGTTACGCAGCATGGCTGCATGCAAGTCCTTGAGTGCTTTCTCCGCCATCATGCACGGGTAAGCGTAGTCCACAATATCAGCAGTCACCATAACTTTTTCCAACTCCACTCTCACAGTTAAGCGGCAGTCCAGCCGCCCATTTGGGGACCCACCGCATACATTCTTCTACGTATGCTTGGGCTTCTTTGACTTCCTCGTCCTTGCATATGCAAGCGATGGCGTCATGCACGGTCAGCACAACTTTGTACTTCATAGATATACGCATCATCTGCTCTCCGATGATGCACCGGGCGATGGCTTGGCAGACGTTCTCGATCACCTTCCCACCATAGATGCGCGTGCGCCCTTTGCGGGTCTTGTAGGTGAACTCAAACCCCTTCTCACCCTCGTGTACCTTCAGGTCATCGTACCGCAGCATCAGCTTGCTCGGCAACAGGATTGCCCTGTCTTTCGGCACCACCGACAGCACACCGGCTCGGCCCAGTGGAGCGGGTTCGTCTCGGGACATTGCCACCAAAACAAGTTGAGCTTGCCTCCACAAAGCGGTGATCGCAAAGTTCGACTTCCGGTAGATGTCAATGATGCGTCGTGCCTCATCCAACTCAACGGATACACCAAACGTCTTTAGCTGCGCTTGGAACTTCACCGCGCCCATACCGTAGCCCGCGCCGAGAATGGTGGTCTTCCCCACGAACCGCTCGGACTTGGTGATCTGGTCTTCAGGTTTGTCGTAGATAGCTGATGCCATCTTCTTATAGACATCTTTCTGCTCTGCGAATGCCTGCACCAAGTCTTCCTGCCCAGCCAGCCATGCCAGCACCCGTGCTTCAATCTGTGATGAGTCAGAGTCGATGATGCTGTACCCTTGCGGAGCGAGGATAGCTTGCTTGAGCTTGTTAGCGTTAGCGCCTCGGCTCGGCAGGTTCTGCAGGTTGATCTTGTCGTCCCCGCCGAATCGACCCGTGTGCGCAGCGTAGTACTTGATCGGCACCGGCAACGCGCCGCGCTCGGCGATCTCCATGAATCGTTGCGTACGTGTTTCTTCTAGTGTGGACTTCAACCCAAGCCTCGCCGCGACCAGACCCTGAACGCGCCAGTCGGGGTGATGAATCAACGCGATGAACTCCTCGTCGTTCTTGGCAAACGCGTAGGTTTCTTTACCCGTGGTCGGGCTCGTCTTCATCGGTGGCGTCACACCCAGATTCGTCAGCACCTCGGCGAACTTGGGGTTACTCATCAAGTCTTCGGAGGTCACACCACTGTCGGTCAGTAGCTTGGACTTCTGCTCCTGAATTATTTGTAGGTGCTCTGCGAGTAGGTTCTTGTCCAGCTCCAGGGTCGGCTCGATGAACATCCGCAAGGTGGTGTCGATCAGCTTGAGTTCTTTCTTGGGGAATTGCGGTATGAACTTCTGGAATATCAGATACGTAAGCTCCACGTCGGTGATGCAGTAGTCCCCGTAGCGGGCAAGCCGTTCCTGCGAGAAGTCCTCCCGCCGCATACCCACTACGTTGAGCACTTCCACCCCCTTGTAGCCTACCTTCTCCCGCGCAGCCAGGGACGCCAACGAGTTGCTGACCTCCACCCCATGCAGAGCACGCCCCATACACAG